TTCGATTCCTGAAGGCGCTTTTTGTTTCTGGAAAGGTACTTCTTGTATACTGCAACTCTCATGTTGGGAGGAGAGGAGTTAACAAGAGCATGTGCCCGTACACCAAGAGGTGAGAACAGATCACCAACAGAAGCAGCGCTGGAAGCCCCACCGGAACGTGTATATCCATACAGTAAGCCCATATTCACATATGGGATCAATTCAAAATGACAGACCCTTTCATATTCTTCGCCGGTTTCACGGCTAAAGGTCCTCTTAAAGAAGCCTTCAGAAGAGTAGAGGAAGGAAGTCGAATTGATATTGAGATACTGTTTGGAAAAATACACCTTTCCGACGGAGGGAAGCATTCCAACGAACTTTGCCATTTTTTCCCAAGCGGAGAAGAGCAGGTCACTACCCCTCAATAAGGCATCATCGCCATTAATGAGCAGAGGTAACTGTCTCAGCTTCTTCTTCTGGTTGTGCTCTATCTAGTAAGCAAGCTTACAAATAGCTGCATTAACAATGCACAGCACCGGGAAAGAAACGATAGATCCCATCAACTGGCCGCGAACCTGCGGCTTCTGCAGTTTTTTCTTTCTCTTTCCAGAACCAACTTTTATCTCCATGGTATGCTGAGTGAGAGCCCTTTTAAAAAGGACACGCTCATTATCGGGGAGATTGAGTTCCAAAGAGAGCTCTTCGGCCACAATATCAGAGGCCCAGGAGTACAGAGAATTCGTGGCATCGGAGTAATCGGCAGACAGCCATTTTTGACCGTCTTTGAGATTTCCCATGATGTCTTGCAAACTCCATTCCTCAACCGGACGACCAGTGTAGATGAAGGTGGGGTGCCGAGACAGCACACTCCACAAGAAATGCTGCAGAGGCTTTAGAGCAAAGCCCAAGAGCGGGGGACCTTTGGTGATGGTTCTGACCTTCAGTGACTCTGGCAGCGCGAGGGGAACAGCGACCGGTTTTTCGGTTACAGCAAGCTCAACCACACGCGCGTACAGCTCAGCGAAGCGGGCACGAAGCTCCACATCGTTGATGACCACATCAGGAACAGACCCCACTCCGGTCACAGTTTGAGTTATTAGAGGTTCAGAAAAACGGAGACCCTCTAGCAGAGTCGGGTGATCAAGGATCACACCAACGGTGCCAAGCATGCTCCGCGTGTTTGTGTAATTTGAGGAAGTTGAAGGAAAAAAAGGCTCTAACCGATGTTTATCGGTATAAAGTTTCCCTCCATAGACTTCCTTGACGACATCACGAACGTACGTTCGGAAAGTACCCTGATCCATGGTCATGGGGAGATAAGGATTCCTAGTCCTTTGCTCATCCGACCATGAGAACAGTGATTTTGTCGTCCACGCCATGTCCTCCGACGAGGACACCTCAACTTCATTCTCGGGGACCTGAGTGGTGAGAGTTGCGAAAGTGGATAGTTCTCCTTTTCGGAGATAAGCAACACCGGGTCTAGGAAACCCCTTTTTCGCATACAGCACACTACACAGAAAGCTGCGCCAGTTGTCTTGAT